TGAGTGCAATGGCAATATTATATAGGAGGACAAAGATATGTTTTGTTATCAGATGGTTGCATTAGCTGACCAGAATGGAAAGACCTATGAGTGTGAGTATGGTACTTACAATAAAGAGAATGGATTCCAGATTAAGAATTTCGGAGTGAGCAATGATTTTGAAGATATGTTATATGATCTTTTTCACAAAGATATGTGGTCACTCAAGGTTGAGCCAAAGGTTATGACCAAGGAAGAAATCGAGAAGGCTCTTGGCTACAAGATTAAGATTAAAAATGAAAATACAAAGAATATTAATAAGTCTAATGATATTCATAGAATACCAGGCTTACTTGCTGATGATGATATATTTTCATTCATTTTCAAGTAAGATTTGAAAGGATAGTTTTAACGGTGAGTAAAAATGAAAATGGTTAATAAAATAAAAGCGTGTTTATTGTTTATGCTTATAATAGTGATGCTATCTGGCTGTAATCAAAATACTAATGAAGTACCATCGTATTTTATCGAGCCAGACGGGTATGTAATTGCTACTGTCTATGGTACAGACAGAGGACTATTTTCTACATATTTTTATGGATATATTTCTCAAGAGGATTACCAATCATATTTAGACGGAACATTAAATAAACCCTTAGTTATATTAAATCCTTACGTTGAAGGGCGAGAAGTAAATTTGAGTCCTAATGCAATAGGAAGCATAGAAATAGGCAAGTATAAAGATTATTGATGGTTTTGTTATTAAGAAGAGGAAGAAGACAAAGAAGAAACAGAAAAGGAGAGATAAGACTTGTATAATGTAATAAAAAAGGATGGTACACTTGAACCATATAATGAGCAAAAAATTATAAATGCTTGTAATAAGGCTGCCAGACGTGCCATGTTTGAATTATCTGAAAATGATTATACGAAAATTTTGAATGATGTATTAACAAGGATAGATGAAACCTATGACGACGATACAGATATTGATATTTATGATATGCATAACATTGTAGAATCAGTCCTTGAAGAAGATTATCCAACCGTGGCTAAAATGTATAAGGAATATAGAAACTATAAAAAAGACTTTGTACATATGATGGATAAGGTATATGAACGTAGTCAGTCTATCAGATATATTGGAGATAAAAGTAACGCTAATACAGACTCAGCATTGGTAGCAACAAAAAGAAGTCTTATTTATAATGAATTAAGTGGAGAATTATATAAGAAGTTCTTTTTAACTTACGATGAGAAACAAGCTGCAAAAGATGGATACATTTATATTCACGATAGAAGTGCAAGACTTGATACATTTAATTGTGATTTATTTAGAGTTGGGGAGGTTATGCGTGGTGGTTTTGAGATGGGAAATATTTGGTATAATGAGCCAAATTATCTTGATACGGCGTTTGATGTAATGGGCGATATCATTCTTTCAACAGCCGCACAACAATATGGAGGTTTTACAGTTCCAGAAGTAGATAAAATTCTTGAACCGTATGCAGAAAAATCATATGAAAAATATTATCAAGAATATATGAAGATTGCAGATGATATTGAATATGAACAAGTATTAGAAGTGCATTCTAAAAAAGCTTCTGAATATGCCACGAGTAAAGTTCAACGTGACTTTGAACAAGGATGGCAAGGTATTGAAATGAAGTTAAATAGTGTTGGGTCAAGCCGAGGAGACTATCCTTTTGTCACGATGACAATCGGATTAGCAACATCAAAGTTCGGCAAAATGGCAGCTATTTCACTTCTTAAAGTTCATTCCGAAGGACAAGGTAAGAAAGGATTTAAACGACCTGTATTATTCCCCAAGATTGTATTTTTATATGATAAAAATCTTCACGGAGATGGATCAGACAAATATCCAAGTGCAGATGTATTTAATGCAGGAATTGATTGCAGTAGTAAGACGATGTATCCAGATTGGTTATCATTGACGGGAGATGGGTATGTTGCAGAAATGTATAAGAAATATGGTAAAGTGGTGAGTCCGATGGGCTGCCGAGCTTTCTTATCACCTTGGTATGAAAAAGGTGGTATGCATCCAATAGACGAAAACGATAAACCAATATTCGAGGGACGCTTCAATCTTGGCGTTGTTTCTCTTCATCTTCCTATGATTCTTGCAAAAGCTCGCAGAGAGTCTAAAGATTTCTATGAGGTTCTTGATTATTATCTTGAATTAATTCGTGGATTACATAAAAGAACCTATGATTATATTGGCGAATTAAGGGCAAGCGTTAATCCAGTTGCCTTCTGTGAAGGTGGTTTGCTTGGTGGCAATTTAAAACCAACAGATAAAATAAAATCAATTCTTCCACCAATGACAATGAGTTATGGAATCACGGCACTAAATGAGTTACAGAGACTTTATAACGGTAAATCTATCCGTGAAGATGGTCAATTTGCATTAGAAGTAATGCAATACATCAACGATTATACAAATCGAATTAAAGAAGAAGATAATATATTGTATGCAATTTATGGAACGCCAGCAGAATCCCTTTGTGGTCTTCAGGTTGAACAATTCCGTAAAATATATGGAATTATTGAAAACGTATCTGATAAACCATATGTAAGTAACTCATTCCATTGTCATGTGTCAGAGCAAATATCTCCGATTGAAAAACAGGATAAGGAAGGACGTTTTTGGAATTTGTTCAATGGTGGAAAGATTCAGTATTGCAGATATAATCTTGGATATAACAAGGAAGCAATAAAAACTCTTATTCTTAGAGCTATGGATAAAGGGTTTTACGAAGGTGTAAATCTTGCTATGTGTTATTGTGAAGATTGTGGGTATCAGCAGGTAGAAATGAAGATTTGCCCTAAATGTGGAAGTACAATGATTATAGAAATTGACAGAATGAACGGATACTTGGGATTTACAAGAGTACATGGTGAGACAAGATATAACGAAGCTAAGAATGCAGAAATTGCAGATAGAGTTTCAATGTAAGGAGTGTGGTTCATATCAATTATCATAATATTACACATGATGATATGAACAATGGAGATGGTCTGAGAGTCGTTTTATGGCTCTCAGGCTGTTCTCACCATTGTTATAATTGCCAAAATCCTCAAACATGGAATCCTGATAGTGGCATTCCATTTGATGAATCAGCAAAACAAGAGATATTTAACGAACTGTCTAAAAACTATATATCAGGCATTACTTTCAGTGGTGGTGATCCACTACATGAAAATAATCTTGATGAAGTCCTCAAATTAGTCCAAGAAATCAGTATTTCTTATCCTGAGAAAACTATTTGGTTATATACGGGATATAATTTTGACCTTTTAAATTCCAAATATAATGAATATAAATATACTCCATTTGCAGCAAATGCAGATGAGTGGCTTACACGTTGGGAAATAATAAAACAATGTGATGTGCTCGTTGACGGAGAATATATAGATGAGCAGAAAGACCTCACATTAAAATGGCGAGGCAGCAAGAATCAGCATGTAATAAATGTAAAAGAATCAATAAAAAATAATAAGATTATATTATATTGTGATTGAAAGGAGTTTCAATATGATAACAGCAATAATTTCATTTATAGTTGGTATATTTGTATGTGGTACATTAATGGCATTCTGTAATGCAGCTTCACACCGAGATAACATCAGATATCCAGATGATAAAGAAAGGGAGTGATATAATTAATGTCATACTTAACCGACAAATTTAAGGGTATTTATCGCCTAAAAGTACCTATTGATAAAAATACAAATGATTTTCCTCGTAAACCCAATGGTCAATATGAAGATATAGACATGTACATTTCCTGTCAACACGGCAATATGATATTTCACGATACAGGTAGCACATTACTAGCATATATTCCGAGTCTGCAACGTGGACATAATATCATCAATGCTATCAAAGAAGAAAATCTTGGTAATGTATATGACATAGAAGAAAGTGATTCAGAAGTTCTTTTTAAGTTCAAATATGCCGATTCTGGCAAAATTATCCCATTACTAAAACCACGAACAAGTGGTTCAAATATCAGTCCATTTTCAAGTAGGAATTTGCCACAAAATAAGGATTATAAGATACCAAACGAAGATTTAATCAAGTACAAAAAAATTATCGAAAAAATATCATCAGAGCGCATTTTGACCGTTTCTCACGCCACAAATAGTTTCATTAAATCGCTGTCTAATAGAAGAAAGCCTCTTGATAGCATTAAGGCTGATATGAAGTTAAAGGGGTTGCGTGGTAAAGAGTATATACATTCTATTGGGTTGTGGGATAAGTATATTAAATATTTAGAGAAGAATCTATGAGTATAAGACAATCAATAGCTGAATATAGGAAATGAAGAAAGGTAAGGTTACATGATTTGTAAAAACTGCAAATGCTGTAAGAAAGGATGGTTTATGTCCAAGCCGAATGATTATGTTTGCATCGGTGTTCAAGAACCATTTGTTATAAATGACATTAGCCAAAAATGTACAGAATATACAGCCAAAAATGTTACAAAGAAAGCATATGAAGTAGCAGATAAATTAAGTCCACCAATCACAGCTATTTCTATGCCTTGGGAAAATAATACATCTATATGTGTAAGGAAGATAAAGAACGGCACAAAACTACAGATAGGTAATGTATACTCAGCGACATTATATTGCGATCAACATTTTAATAAATTTCAGAAGATAATGATGAAGCTATTTTTTGGATGGCAAGTAACAGACTTTAAGGAGGAATAAAAATGGAGAAAATTAAGATAAAGTATTTTGACGATGAGATAAATAAGATAGAAAAGATTAGTAAAGGTGATTTGATAGATCTTCGTGCAGCAGAAACAGTAGAAATGAAGAAGGGTGATTTTAGACTCATTTCTCTTGGTGTAGGAATGAAACTTCCTGACGGATATAAGGCTAACGTATATCCACGTAGTAGTACATATAAAAATTTTGGCATCATTCTAGCAAACAGTGTAGGTCAGATTGATAATAGTTATAGTGGAGACAATGACTGTTGGAAGTTTCCAGCAATTGCTATGAGAGACACAGTTATTCATAAGAACGACCGAATTT